GCCAAAGCGGCTGATTCCATCACCTGCACGCCTTCAAAGATGGCAACAGGATCCTTGACTGAATACAGCTTACAGAGCCATTCCAAACTCGGGTAGTTCAATCCCGTCAAACCAGCCATGCTCGTGTTCCACTGCGTTGACATCCGCAGGAACATCAACACAATGTCCCAGTTCTCCTCCCACACCTCACAGTTACGCTCAACCGCCTCAAACTTGGCAGCAGCGATCTGCTCAGGACTTGCACCCAGTGCCTTCAGATCAGCTTCGCGTTCATCAACAACGCCGCCTTTTGCCCAATACTCAGCGGCGAGTTTTAGTTTTTTGCTGCAGCCCCAGTCAAGCTATCGGCGTAAGCCTGAATCAATGCACGCAGCACATAGGGGTCATCACAAAGCTGCTGCTTGTTTTTCTCCGTAAACGGAACAGGCTTGTCAGCTTCATCATTGATGCCATCCCAGCCAAGCAAAATCTCGCCAACAAGGGCATCATCACCCTTATCGACGAGATCATTGAATGCTGAGCGACTGATCTTCTTAAAGACTGCCTCAAACACTTGAGTTTCAAATCGGTTGCCGTCAACAGGGACTTCAACCTTGACTTCCCACTTGTAGGAAGCAGTCTTCTTGAGGACAAATGCCACTTGGAATCAGGTGAAAACCAGCGAAACCTCGTTGTTACCAGCCGTGGTAGGCAGAGCCAGATACGGCATCGACAGCGAGATAACGCCGTTGGTATCCCCGTAGGATACTCCCGTAATATCAGTCTGAGCAGTGGTCAGGCTGACAATGTTTCCGCTGGTTGCACCCAACACAAGGTTGCTCGAGGCAGTGGTAACACCAACAGCCTTGGCGAAGTAGTCAATGGTGCCAACAGCAGGAGCTTCAATCACCGCAGTACCGCCGGGTGCGCGGTTGGTGATGATTACTTCCTTGTTGGAAGCGGTCTCCTTGTAGATCAGCTCATTGTTCAGAGCCAGATCAAACGACTCAATCCGCTGACTGGTTTCACCGTGGAAGGTGGCAGTCGTCATGTTGGTGTCGTTGACCTCCAGCGCTGCAGCCTGATTGGCAACGGTGAAGCTACCGGACAGGGCAGTGCCATCAGGAGCGTTGTAGATCCCGATGAAGTTGAAGCTTGCAACAGCAAACTGACCAGCGGTGAAGTTGAAACTCACCGAACCACGTGCGCCAGTGATCTTGTGACGGGTGCCGTCGTAGAAGCAGTAGATCGTGGCTGAATCAAAGCTGCTGCTCACACCTGCATAGGTGACGCTGGTGGAAGAAACAATGGTTTCAGACAGACCGCAGGACTTCAGCAGCGGACCAAAGGCAGGAGCAGTACCGGCAGTACCAGAACCTGCAAGCTCAACATCAAAGGTGACGCTGACACGCTTGTTTGCAACCAGAGTCGAACGGGTGCTGTTACCGATGAAACCCTGATAAGCAGCGGCTTGAACGTTGTCCGATTCAATCGGGGTCACCTCAAGGTTGGTGACTTGAATCGCGTCAGAACCACCAACGGGAGTCGGATCAGTCCCGTAGGTTGACTCAATCTTCGCGATCAGAAACTTCTTCCGAGTCAGTGCCATTTGAGGTAGGAGCGGCGGATTCTGTGATCAGTGTAAGTTTCCCAGTCTTGGGGTCAAACAAGTAACTGCCGCCCACTCCGGGATTGGGAACTTCCTTTTCAATCTTAGCCATGGTCTTACGCGGTAGTAAGTGAAGTCCTACTCGTGCGGTAACGCACAAGGAAGTCTTGGCTAATAATACCTAGCGGAATATCAGCTTCATACAGACTGAAGTCTGTTCGGTCAGGCGTTAAGTCAAGGGCGTAACCGTTGACGGTTTGATCAGCCATCAACTTTTGATGTACCTGCTGGGTATAGGTATCTGAATCGTCGTCTGGGATTGCAGCACGTACCAACGTCGTGATCCGCACGCGCATCGTCCAATCAAGCTTGTCGTAAAAGCTTGTATCAACAGGTTGATCGTTGATCGGTTCGACGATGACAGCAGGCACTTCACCACGCGCCAGAGGTTCTACACGGCTGCGATAAACCGTTGCTCCAGTAATGCTGCTCAGGTTGCTTGCGATCCGCGCAAGGATCAATTCGCGGCGTGTGTCAGCCATGATCAGGCGGAAGCGACTTGCGCAACAGTGCAGATGATGCCGGGGATGCTCGGATGAGTGAACGGACTGGTCTCTGCGGGTTCAGCGTGAATGTAAGCCTGAGCGTTTGATGTCGCCCAAATCAACTCCAAATAGTCATTCGTTACGACAGGCAACACGTAATTGACACACCCAATCACGTTGCCAGCAATTCCGCCATGGCTTGAGATGATACTGAACCGGCTATCAGTAGCAGGCACATCACCAGCAGCACCATCATTGTTCTTGCGCAACCACACGTTGATGTCGTGAATGTTGGTGTCCGTATTGCTGAACTGAATTGAATACGTGATGGAGTAAACGCCGCTGTGTTGAAATGTAATTCGCGTCCCATTTATCACGGTCACTCCACGACCCAGCGTGTCCCTTTGACGCAAGAAGATAGACGTGGGAGTGTCCGCTGTTGCCGTCTGAGATGTCGAGTCGTAGAACGAACCCCAATATCCGGGGCAACCAAAATACTCAAGCTTGTCCCAACTTGATATCCCGTTACCAATCTTCAGGTTCCGAGCAGGCATCTCAACAGCAAGTTCACCCGAAAGCAACACGGGATTCGTCGCTGACCAATTACTGCGAGTGTTGATCTTGGGAATAGCACTCACAACTACACCTTGCTAAGGAGCAACTCAGAAAAAAGACCGTCGTCAATTGCGCGGTTTTCACGCACGGTGTAAGACGAGCCACCAACAGTGATAGAAGTGCCGCGAGTGGCAGAACTCACATCAGAAGTTTTCGCCGTAAGCAAATACTCCCGACTCAAAGCCATACCACCCGCGATCACATCCACAGGCGAATCCAAAATGCCAACAAAACTTGCACCCGCACCAATTTGGCAAGTAACGCCAAACTCGTCGGTGTTCAAGAATGCCAGCGTTTCAGAAAGCGCCATCAGGATCAGTTGCCGTACTTCTTGCTGTAAACCAGCGAGACGCCGTACACAAACACAGGGTTGGTGCCAGCTTGAGTACCGACAGCACGCACATAACGGCGCACATCGTTGGTGTTGATGCTGATCTTGCTAAAAGCAGCAGCGGCATCGGTGACCTCGGTAAAGGTCTTACCGGTGATGTCTGCCCAAGCAGAGTTGTCAGCAGAATCCTGAAGCTTGACGTTCAGGGTAGGGGTGGTGCCGCTACCAGCTTCGCAATCAAGGATCACGATGGCTTCGCCTTCAGCATCGTTAGACCCTTGCAGATCAAAACCGGTGCCGGTGGCAGTGGAGGTGCGGGAATCAGCGCCAAGCAGGCTGGCGACGTAGGTCTTAGACCCGAGGTTGTGGATCATTGGTCTTTCTCCGTTTGAGAGCGGGTTTGACGATTTGAGGCTCTTCTGCCTCGATCACAACTTCCTGAGGTAAAGGAGCAGGTATGGCTTTCTGGATGCCGATCAACAACAAGGCTGATCTTTTGTCGGTTTCGACAATGTCACCAACTTTCACCTCTTTGAGGTCAACGATGGTGTTACGAAGCATCTGAATGCGCATACCCGCTCCTAGTTATCAGGACAGTTTGCAGATGGACTCAGGATGACGGATCGCCACGTCATAGTCCTGCATGGCAACCACACGCACGGTGCCGGAAGCGGAACCGGTGTAAGGATCAACCATGATGTCCAGACCGCTCCAGAAGCCGATCATGATGTCGCTGAAGTTAGCGAACACCGCAGTGTTGTTCGGCATGGAGTTGGACACGTAAGCCGAGTAACCGTTGATGGTGTTGTCGGCTTCGTAAACGAAGATGCCGTTGGTGCCGGAAGCCTTCTCGGTGGTCTTCAGGGTGCCGCGCAGAGCGGAGTTCATCAGATAACCGAGAGTCCCCATCAGGGCGTTATCGGTGCTGAGAGCAGCTTCAGCGTTCACATAATCAGCGAACGTGGTGTAGCCAGACTCAGTGTTGATACCGGTAACGTTCAGGAAACCGAGAGGATAGGAACCAGTGCCAGTACCGTTGATGGCTTGGTTCTCCACCTCAATGGCGATCTGCTGAGCCAGATCACGACGCACGAGGTTCTCGATGTCGATGCTGGATTGCAGCAGCAGACGCCTCGAATAATCGGTCAGCGCACCAATGGTGCGGGGCTGCATTGTCACCTGATCAACGGTGAGCTGCGATTCGGTGATGGCACCGGATTCAGCCACGTGATAGGTGGTGGCACCGCCGCTTTGACGGGGAATTGCAACCATGCCCTGCAGACCGGTCATGACGTTGGCACCTGCAGTTTGCAGAACCAGCGCCTTACGCAGCAGGTCGATGAAGCTATCGCTCATCAGATCGGTGGCAACCAGATCACCACCACCGGAGGCAGAACCAACGGTCAGATCACGACGACCAAAGCCCAGCACATCGGCAGGGATCAGGATGCCGCGAGCTTCCTTGCCGGACTTCTCTTGAGCAGCACGGCTGACTTCAAGTTCGAAACCAGCAGCACGCTGAGCCTCTTGGCTGTTGGGGTGAGCCAGAGCGTTGATGGCACGGACGAAGCTGTACTCACGACGCTCTTTGCTGGACATGCCGATTTCGGCGTCCTTAGCGTTGATGGGCTTCTCCTGTACACCCATCTTCTCCAGAAGGGCAGTGCGAAGCTCATCAAGGCTACGGGAGTTAGCGATGAACTCCTGAGCCAGTTCAATGTTCTTGGTACGTTGACCAAGGGCGATCATGTCGGCTGCTTCCTTCGCCTTGGCTTGTACAGCCTCAGCGCGGATAGCCTCAACGTTGAGGTGTTGATCCACGGTGATAACTCCGTTGGGGTTGTTTTCCACGGCTGACGCCGTATTGACGCCTTCATTATGAGAGAAGGCGCGACCAATGCCCACCGACTCGTCAGCAGGCACGGTCACCAAGCTGATTTCGAACGGTTGGAAGTTGGTCGCCCGATAAGTCACTGGTGAAGTGGACTCATCGGCTTCCATGGCATTGATCTTGTAGCCGAAACTGACATTCCGGATGATTCCATCCTTGATCAGTTCCTGCATCTCGCGACCTA